AGTAGATGATATTGACGAAAAACTGGAAGTAACTCCCGAACAAGCTTTAGCTATTGTATTAGCTATGAACGGAAAAGGTGAAATACCTGCTTCACTACCACAGGGATATGACGCGAGACTCTATTTTAGTAACAATGAGACCAATCTTGACGAAGAAGCACCACAAGGATCAGATATCTCAGGATATTGGGTAATGTATGGTGAACCAAATAAAGGAATAAAGCAATTTATAAAAATGTTCTCTTCAGAACAAGAAGCACAACAGGCATTGGAAGATGCTCCAGCATACTATGGACAACACGTATTGAGAAGTAACTGGGGAATCGAACCAGCACAAGACTGGCTAGGATCAGGAAAAGAACTAGGACCAGACTTAATGGGACATCCGGACCGTGTACGACCTAAGCAATTATCACCAGAAGAAAAAGCAGAAGAAAGAATAAAATTTAACCAATATAGACAAGATATGTACGAGAATAAATTAACTGCTAAAGAAAGACGTTTAGTAGAAATGGTAAACAATGCTATGGGATACCAAGAAGAAGGACAATATGAAGGACATCAAAATGCAGATCCAAATGTACCTAACGACTCTACAGACATGGCTATCGATATGATGAAAAACGGCTTACCAGAAGGAGAAGAAATGGTTCAAGACAAACCTCTTCCAAAATACGAATCAATTGAAGAATTGATGAAAGAGATTGAGCACGGTACTAACGAAGCAGCTCACAAATACAAAATGGAGGAGATGAAAAGAGTTTACGAGGCTTTAGAAGCTAAAGTAGGAGCTCTAGAAGAAGGAGAACATGCTGAACATATTGATCAAAAAGCTGTTAAACAAATGCGTAAAGATATTGCAGCATTAAGAAAAGCAGAAGAGAAATTAAGAAAAGAATTTGATAAAAAATTCTCAGGTAAAGAAAAGAAAGAAACACCAGCTAAAGAAAAAGCAACAGAAGCTTTGCAAGAAGGATTTGACTTAAGAAAATTCTTAGCAGAGAATAGAAAATAAAAAGACTATGGAAAGCTTTGACTTAAAAAAATTCTTAGTAGAAAATAAGTTAACTACTAATAGCAAGGTTTTATCAGAATTAAAAACATACAATATTAACATGGATGACGAAGAAGCTTTCGAAATCCACCAAGAACTGCAAAACGAATACATAGTGCCGGAAGATTATTTCCCAGAGGCTGATATGGACAGTATACTGGATATTGTAATGCAAAAAGGTATTGAACTATTTAATATTACTTTAGAAGGGATTGACCCTTCTGTTGATGGAGTAGAAAAATACTATAGAGTAGTAGATAAAAGGATACTAGCAGATTTGGCAAAACTATATGCAGGAGAAGAAAACTTTGAATTAGCAGAAGATATTATAAACGGAACAGTAAAAGGATTCTTAGTGTTTCAACCAGATGAAGGAGGTATTATTGTTTTTCCATTACTAAAAGGATTTCAAGAAATAGAAAAATCAGCAGCAAACTTAAACAGATAAAATAGAGTATTAGGAAATTACCGTACCCACTCCATAAAGGTGGGTTTTTTTATATACCTATATTTATATTATATACATATATAATATGTCACAACAAGATATAAAACAAATAGTTGCACAGGAGTACATAAAATGTGCTAAAGACCCGGCTTACTTCATGAAGAAGTATTGCTACATTCAACATCCAACAAGAGGTAGGATTCTATTTAACCTCTATCCATTCCAGGAAGGAGTATTACATTTATTCAGAGATGAAAAAATGCTAATAACTCTAAAATCAAGACAGTTAGGAATTTCAACACTAGCCTCAGCATATGCTTTATGGTTAATGATCTTCCACAAAGATAAAAACGTACTAGCATTAGCAATTACTCAAGCAACAGCTAGAAACCTTGTAACCAAGACGATTTTCATGTATGAGAATCTACCAAAATGGCTACAATTACCTTTTACAGAAAAGAATAAATTATCTTTAAGACTTAAAAACGGTTCTAAAATAACAGCTAAATCATCTAATGCCGATGCAGCTCGTTCAGAAGCGGTATCATTACTATTAATAGATGAGGCAGCCTTCATTGATAATATTGAAGAGACATTTACTGCAGCTCAGCAAACCCTTGCTACCGGAGGTCAATGTATGGCCCTATCTACTCCAAATGGTGTAGGAAACTGGTTCCATAAAACATGGGAAAAAGCAGAAGCAGGAGAGAATGGATTTGTACCTGTTAAATTAAAATGGGATGTGCATCCTGAGAGAGCTCAAGACTGGAGAGATGAACAATCAAGACAGTTAGGAGAGAAAATGGCAGCACAGGAATGTGACTGTGATTTCTTATCTTCTGGAGATTCAGTAATTGAGGTTGAGAATATGTCATTCTACGAAGAGACATATGTAAAAGAACCGATGGAAAAGAGAGGTGTAGATGGAAATCTTTGGATATGGGAATCACCTGACTATCAAAAATCTTATATGGTTGTAGCCGATGTCGCTAGAGGGGACTCTACCGACTACTCTGGCTTCCATGTCTTTGATATTGAAAGCTGTACCCAAGTTGCAGAATACAAAGGAAAGATATCACCTAAAGAATACGGAAACGTATTGGTAGGAATAGCAACAGAATACTGTGATGCACTTCTAGTAATAGAAAATGCCAATATTGGATGGTCAACTATAGAACAAGTAATATCCAGAGAGTATAAAAACCTGTACTATTCATCAAGATCAGATACTGAAACAGTTGAATCTTATATGGCTAAATATGAAAGAGATAAATTAGTACCTGGATTCACAATGTCTCTTAAGACAAGACCACTTGTCATCGCCAAGATGACTGAATACATACGGGAAAGATCGGTTATAGTACAATCTAAGAGGTTATTAGGAGAATTAAGAGTATTCATATGGAGAAATGGTAAGGCGCAGGCACAGACGGGATATAATGACGATTTAGTAATGGCTTTTGCAACAGCCCTATATGTTAGGGATACAGCCATTAGAATGAGACAGCAGGGAATGGACCTAACAAGAGCTACAATGTCTTCTTTTGTAAACCTTAATCAAAGAGGTCAAGGTGTTTATAACGTTGCTCCTATGCAGAATAATCCTTATCTTATGGAAACGCCTGGTGGACAGGAGGACTTATCCTGGCTAATAGGATAAGTTACTATTTATAAATAAAACATTTTTAAAATGGCAGAAAGAAATTTATTTTCCTCATTACAGAGATTATTCGCAACTGATATATTAGTTAGAAACGTAGGAGGAGATGAGTTAAAGATTGCTGACGTTAATCAAATTCAGACTACAGGTAAGTACCAAACAAACTCCCTACTGGATAGATTCTCTCGTCTTTACATCTACAACAATAAGAATATATTCAACCCAAATCTTAACTACCAAACGTTAAGAATACAACTATACTCAGATTATGAAGCAATGGATACAGATCCGCTTATTGCTTCTACTTTAGATATACTAGCAGATGAAGCTACCCTTAAAAATGATATGGGGGAAGTTCTATCTATTAAATCTTCAGATGAAAATATCCAAAGAGTACTATACAACCTATACTATGATGTATTAAATATCGAATTTAACCTTTGGTCTTGGATTAGAAATATGTGTAAATACGGAGACTTCTTCTTAAAATTAGAAATCTCAGAAAAATTTGGAGTATATAATGTAATTCCTTACACAGTTTATAACATGGTAAGGTATGAAGGACAAGATCCTAAAGAACCAACCAAAGTAGTCTTTACAATTGACCCAGACGGATTAGCATCTTCAGCAGATCCAAACTACATACCTAAAGCTAATAAGTCAGTTATTACACTAGATAACTACGAAGTAGCTCACTTTAGATTAATATCAGATACAAACTACCTACCATACGGTAGATCTTATATCGAACCAGCTCGTAAGATATACAAACAGTTAACCTTAATGGAGGATGCGATGTTAATTCATAGAATCATGAGAGCTCCTGAGAAGAGAACGTTCTACATAAATGTAGGTTCTATTCCACCAAATGAAGTTGAGCAGTTTATGCAAAAAACTATTAACAGTATTAAAAAGACTCCATATGTTGATCCTCAAACAGGTGAATATAACCTGAGATTCAATATGATGAATATGATGGAAGATTTTTACCTTCCAGTTCGTGGAGGAGATACTTCTACAAAAATTGATACTACTAAAGGATTAGAATACGACGGTACAAACGATATCGAATACTTAAGAGACAAAATGTTTGCAGCACTGAAAGTGCCAAAAGCATATTTTGGATATGAAAAAGACCTTACAGGTAAAGCAACTCTTGCAGCAGAAGATATTCGTTTTGCTAGAACAGTAGAAAGACTTCAAAGAATTGTAGAAAGTGAATTAACTAAAATCGGACTAGTACATTTATACGCTCAAGGATTTACAGGAGAATCTTTAACCAATTTTGAAATCAGATTAACTACTCCATCTATTGTTTATGAACAAGAAAAAGTAGCTTTGATGAAAGAGAAGATTGATCTTGCCCGTCAAATGGTAGAAACAAAACTATTCTCTTCAGACTATATCTACGATAATATCTTTAACTTATCAGAAGACACTTACAATGAGATGAGAGAACTTGTAAGAGAGGATGGAAAAAGATCTTTCAGACTATCTCAGATTGAAAACGAAGGAAACGATCCAATTGTATCCGGAGAATCATACGGAACACCTCATGATTTAGCTTCTATATACGGAAGAGAAAGAGAAGAATTACCGGCTGGGTATGACGAGACAGAACCTAGACCGGAAGGTAGACCAAGAGAGAAGGTTTCAATACTAGGTACACAAGAAGATCCGCTAGGAGGAAGAGACAGATTAGGGGTACATGGAATGAAAGGTGGTTATCCAAGTGATAATGAGAATGTAAGAGAAAACACTAGGAACACACAAGCAGTCTTTTTAAGAAACAAAGATATCTTTAAATCAGAAAAGAAATTAATCTTCGAAAAAAAATCTGAAGAATCTTCAGATTTGTTAGATGAAGGTAATATTAAAGATTTAGATAATTAATAGATATTTATAACAAAGACACTATTATTGTGAAGATAAAACATTCAAAATACAAAAATACAGGCCTTATATTTGAATTGCTAGTAAAGCAAGTGGCAGCAGATACTTTATCTAGAAAAGAGTCGCCGGCTATTAAAGTAATTAAAAAATTCTATACAGGGAATACATCTTTAGTAAAAGAATTCAAATTGTACGATTTTATTTTAAAAAATAAAGGAGTAGGTTCAAAGAAAGCTGAGACTATAGTATCAACAATTGTTGAAATATCTAGAAAATTAGATTTAGATTCTTTAAAGAAACAAAAATACGAGTTAATTAAAGAGTTAAAACAGCATTATGATTTAGAGGAATTTTTCTCTATGAAAGTAGACACTTATAAACCTCTTGCAGCTTTGTACTGTTTGTTAGAAGCTCAAAATACACCGGACTTATTAGATCCAAACGTATTTGTTAATAACAAAACTACAATTTTAGAGCATTTAACACAGACAAAACACTCAGAAGGGCAAGTAAAAGATGCTTTGATTGAAGAATATTCTAAATTTGATAAAGATTTACGTCTTTTAACATATAAGATCTTATTAGAAAAATTTAACAATCAATATAAAGATCTACTTCCAGAGCAAAAAAACATATTAAAAGAATTTATAGTATCTGCTAACTCCTCTATAAGACTTAGAAATATAGTAAACGAGGAAATGATAAAATTAGGTAAAGATATTTCTACATTAAAAGCAAAAATTACCGATAGCGTTGTGAGAATCAAACTAGAAGAGATACAAAAAGCAATAATACCGGTAAAAAATACACAAAAAGTTGACGATAATCACTTAGTTTCTTTAATGCAGTACTATGAACTAGTAAATGAATTAAAAAATCTATGAAAAGATCTGAAGTAGTAAAAGCAGTTAAAGAGGTCTTATCTGAAATGTCAACAACAGGAACAGGAGCTTCATTTACACCAGGAGCAGGAGAGCAATACGCTACTTCTTATGCTTTTTCAAAAGGAACAGGAAAGAATAGAGCTACTAAATATCTTGAAAAATTAGGATATAAGACAGTTAAAAGACCGAAAAGGCCTTCACACACAAAAATGTTTACTTACTTAGACGAAAATAAATAATATGAGAACTTTACAAGAAAAATATAACGGAATTCAAGAGGGAAAATTCTCTAAAGAACATTTCTTAGCTGAAGCTAGAATGCAACACCCGCAAATAATCACTCGTTTCAACGGATATGATGATGCTGTTCAAATCCTTAAAAACAAAGGAATGATTCAAGAAGCTAGAGTAGAAGAAGCTAGACTTACTAAAAATAACCTAACAGATTATAGATATAAACCAACTAACGAAATGGATAAGTATCCATACGAGCAAATTCTTAGAGGAATTAGAGTTGAGTTAGAAGTAGCAGGTGTTC